TTAAAGCGCCAGCTTCGAGTTCAGCATAGCCACCTGATCGCTGTTCATCTCTTCAATCCATTTAGCATAGATTTCATACACCATCTGCGCATTTTCGTGCCCCATCTGACTGGCAATAAAAGACGGGTTAGCGCCTGCTGATAATAACCAGCACGCGAAAGTGTGCCGTGTATGGTACGGATTGCGGCGACGAATACCAGCACGTTTTACAGCAGAGTCCCAGCGAGCGCCAATACTGCTCAGAGAGTAGTACGGTTTCTGGACACCTTTCCTCACCCTGGGCACGAAAACAAAATGCACATTCTGCTTTTCAGTCAGCCCATATTCACGATGGTGATAGGTGATCTCCGTTTTGGGAAACAGCGCAGTCAGTTCACTCTGTGCCTTAAGAGCTTCGATTGCAGGCGTAAGCAAGGTCACTGTCCGGATGCCTGCATCTGTTTTGGGCGGGACGAACATTCCCAGTGCATTCAGGTTTCGCCGGACATGCACGGTGCCGTTCACCAGATCGACGTCTTCCCAGGCAAGCGCGGCCAGCTCTCCATGCCTCAGCCCGGAGTAAATGGCAAACTGCCACATATTTCCTTTTTGCCCATGGTTGGCTGCCATCAGCTGATCGAACTCGGCCCGGGTCAGAGGGTCAGGTTTGGGCCTGCTCTTCTGTAGTTTCTTTATACCCGAATATGCTTTTTCTGCGGTGAATCCTGACCGGTGAGCGAATCTTAAAAGAGAGCAGAGCAGCGAGATATAGTTATCGACGGTTCTTACGCTGCGACCGATCTTATTGGAGCGAATATGTACGGCATACATTGTCTGACCTTCAAGCAACTCCGTTCGATAGCGCAGTACGTCATTGTGCTTTATCTCGCGAATGAGAGTGTCAGCACCGACTACAGCCACGATGGTTTTTAGCTGTGATGCCGTTTTGCGCAGGGTATTGGCGCTTAGCTCGATTTTACGGTGAGTTAACCAGGTATCGACGAGTTCACCGAATAAGCGTATCTGCACGGTGCCGGAGGCAGTTTCTGCCTGCTTTGACTCAGGAAAACGGGTGCGGTAATCAAACTCTCCCAGCGAAATCTCACTGACAATGACCGTCCTTAACTGGCCTGCTTTCTTAATATTAGAAGGGGTGGGGATCCACCCCCTCAGCAGTTCACGGCAGCGCTTACCTTTATACATGAACCAGATGCGGATGCTTTGACCGCGAAGCTCCACGCCCGGTGGTAAGTCTGTCATTTATGCGTCCTGTATTAGCTGGTTAATCTTTGGGTAGTTGTACCAGGTTATCCCGCGAGATGTCTTAATGCCGGTAGGGGAATGCCGTTTAAAATGAATCCCTTCAATCCAGCATCCCTGGCGGTATTGTTCAATCTGGCGGTTATCCAGACCGGTCTTTGCCGTCAGCCTCTCTGCTACAACCCACTCTTCGGTAAAAATCACCTGTGCCATCTTTCACCTCAGGTAACCGGCATCAGTATAAAGATGCCGGGAAAGTGTTAGTGATATTTCAATATCAGGCGATCTGCCCGGGCAAGGATCGCAGGCGGCGCATGCCGGTCATCGCCGTGGCCACGTAGCTTGCCTTCCGGTTCACCACCTCCACCCAGACCTTCACTCCTTCCACCCGTACCGTGTACGTCTCTTTCATCCGGCTGCGCCCGTAATCGCCGTAGCGTTCTGCGTGGACCGCCAGCGCGATGTCGCATGCCTGACGCGCCAGCGGTGACTGTGTGCTGCGGTTAATCAGTCGCATGGTCATCTCCTTCGATACGCTTAAACTCGATCACCCAGACCCACGGGTTGGCCTGCCAGCTGCCGTCGCCGTAAATTGACTCCCACAACCAGGAAAAAACTTCACGCGCGTCATAGCTTGCGCCATCGAAATATTGATCCCCTTGGTTAAGGCAATAGCGGCCAGTGGCGGGCAGTTTTATCAGACCTTATCGGGCTGCATCTGCCTGGCTGATACTGTTCAGGCGTTGAACGCCAATATTGGCGATCTCGAGCAGAATGCGGCTGGCCCAGCGCGGCATGTGGATGGATGGCGTCCACTTTCCATACGGGCTGTTGCCGTCGGCTGCATACAGCAGAGCTGAGCAACCAGCTGGCTCGTCATGATCAGGTACTGTGCTGAACGTCTCGCGCACCCAGATGCGATCGCCTGGCTTACCGAACGGACTATTCCAGTAGTTGCCCGCCGCCAGTTCTCCGGCCAATTCGTTTCCAGCTAACTCACAGCCCATGTTCTTATCGATTACCGGGAATTTAACCGGGCGCCGGGTCTGCGTCTTCCGGCCGTCCAGAATCGCCCGCACCATCTGACCGTTAAAAATCATTCCGCGCTCAGTCATTCCAGGCCTCCAGCTCGTTCTGAATCTCTTCGTCGATTTCGTCGTTGCAGGCCTCTTTATTGAGGTAACTCAGCGCTTCTTTCCGGTACTGCTCCCGGCGCTCGCTATACCAAGCGGCGAATTCTGGCGACCATCCCGCCTTGCCAGGGTGATCAAATTCCGCGTTACTCTCTGCCAGGCGCTCAACCATGCAATCAGCTGTTGTCAGCGCGCACTCGCGGATGTATGTGCGCAGATGGTGCTTGCGCCACCACGCACTCACCTTCGAATCGCAAAGGCCTTTGAACTCAACTTCCCAGCGGCGGATACAGCGTGCGTTTAGTGATTTGCTCATCTCGTTACCGGGAGGGCGAACCCTCCCGCCTCCCTTAGGCCACGTATTCCGGTTTCATATCTGCCAGGGTGATGCTGAACTTATCGTGCAACTCGTCGCCCAGGTGACGTTTTGCCGACGCCAGCACGCGTTCAGCTTCTTCGAAGCGCTCGGCACCATCCGGTTCGCCGGGCTGCGGCAGGGAGTTGATCGCTGCCTCGACCCTGTTATATGCATCCACCAGGTGATAACGCTTCACGGCCTTGTTTTTCAGCTCGGTGTACAGGGCCGAACCCAGCGTGTTCTTGGCAGTTTCGATATCGGCCCGAACTGCTTTGGCGTTATCTACGTCCTGCGCGGCCTCAATGCGATCCCTGAAATCATCGGCCATAGCATCGACGTTGGCGGCTGATTCCTGCGTGCTGTGCGAGGTTGTTACGCCGTCACCTTTGATATCAGCCAGGCTGACTTTCTGAGTGGGCGCAGGGTTAATCTCCTTTTCTTGGCGATCTTCAAGCTCATCGGGCGTGTATACGCCGAGAATTACATCCGGGCAGAACAGTCGCGCCCAGCGCTTCACTGCCAGATATGCGAGCTGTTGGCGCGGATCATCAGCCCATAGCGTTGAATTACGGGTGCGAGCCTGTGCTAACAGCAAATCCAATTCGCGCGGCTGGTCTTCACCTTTCAGCGTTGCGCGAATAACGATGCCAATTCCAGCTTCGTCAGCCATCGTCCACCCTGGTACGCGATACTCTCCTTTATCCCCTTTGCGGATATTGAATTTCCCAATGATTTTTTCCCATGGCCCGTACCATTCATACTCAAAGCGGTTGGCCAGCACGCCGCTGCGAGAAATTACCGCGTTAACTAATTGAGCTTCGTATCCGAGAACACCGTTGATGAGATGGGTTTTCTGCGCCACAGCAAAGGGATTCATCTGCCATTGGGCGGCCTGCATCGCAACAGCCATGCAGTCGGCCTGATTGCCCTGAAGGTGCTTGGGAACTGTCGCGGCACCCTGAGCCATAATCTGAGCAAATGTACTGATGGCGTTCAGGTATTGAGAGTCGAACAGAGCCACGTTGGAGTTAATCACAGCGTTCTGGTCAGCAACGGTTACGTTAGTGTTTTGCATGGTCATTCTCTCCATTAAGCCAGGCGCAGCGCTTCAAGGCGGCGCAGGTCGAAGTCGTTCAGTTCGTCGGTGTAGTCTTCGGTGATCGGCGCTGGCCACACGCCAGTGTCGAAAGCGTTAGCGATGCGGTTCATCGTCTGGCGATACTCGAGCATGCCCAGCTCAATCAGCTCTTCGCTGGCCTCGACGATGGCGATCCAGTGATAACCCTCGTCTTTGTTAACGAAAATCCAGAAGAACTGATCCAGCGCCGCGGTGTTCATGTACATTGCCGCGCTGAGGTGATAATCGCGGTCGATGATTTCACGGTGCAGTCGAGAGCGCAGGCCGGACTGCTTCACGTTCCACATGCTGATGGTTTTCAGGTCGGCACCTATGCGCACCGCCTCGATGTCGATCTCCAGATCAGGGCGTACGCGGATTTCCAGCCCGGTCTCTTCGTCGATACCGAAATAGCTCGTCTCAACAGCGCGATCAGGGTGCAGCAGCAGCTTGCCGGCAGTCGGGTGCTCGTGCAGTGCTTTCTGAATGGCCAGCGCCGTTTGCATCTGCTGCTGGGTAACAAGAATCTTGTCGCCTGGGTTCTCGCGCCACGCATCCAGCAGTTCGTCAGCGAATACCGCATCCGGCTTAACGGACTTCACCGCCTGGATCATTTCCGCTTTGGTGCCGGACACTTTCAACGGTGCCGGTTTCTGCGCTTCCTGCGCCACCAGGTCAGGGTTGATGATCGCCAGCTGCTCGAGGAGCGCATCACGGCTGCCGCTGGTTTTCACCGGCGCGGGCAGGGTGGCGTTGTACTCTTTGATACAGGCTTTCATCGCGGCGGCGGTCTGTTTCTGATCATCAGCAATGCGCTGGTACTCCTCCGGCAGTGCCATATAGCTCTGGGCAGTTTCTTCCAGGCCAGCGCCAAGCGGCAGCTGCGCGGGCAGGGTGGAGTTGTGCTCTTCCAGCAGCACCTTGATATCGTCGGCACTCAACAGCGCAGGCAGGCTGGCGTTGCACTCATCGATAAAGGCCCGAAGAGTCGCCGCGGTGGTGAATGCCCCTTCCGGGATCACCGGCTCCACGCTGAACTCTTCATCAAGGTTTTCCGGCTGCAGCGCCAGCGCATGCACCAGGTTACCCATATCCAGCACTTTGGATCCTTCGCGCGGGATGGTCTTGGCGACGTGGCGCGCGTTGAAGTACATCAGGCTGACTCGGGCATCCTTCACCTGGGTGCTGCTGATCCCGTTCGCTGCGTGGTAGACGTTATTCGGCAGACCCTCATAGCGGCCCGGTTCGAAGTACGCCGGGTATTCGGCTACTGGTTCGGTCTGATGCGCTTCTGGCTCGATCTGATTCAATTTTGGTGTGTTTTGATGCGCAGAATCGTCATCTTGATGCGCATTTTCCGCGTTTTGGTTCACATCGGCCTGTTCCTGGTTAGCCAGGCTCGGCGCTGCGGCGGCCAGAACCGCTGCTGGGTTCAGGGCATCTGTTTGCGGATCAGCTGCATCAGCGCTTTCGCCTGGTGGTAACGCGTCACCAGCTTCTCCTTCCTGCGGGTGAGTCTCTTCCATCTGCACATCGCTGGTGGTCTCCGTTACTGTTTCCGTTTTTTCGACTGCGTTTGAGGGGGTATTGATGACCGGGTCAGTATTTCCACCCATCAGGCCATCGATAGAGAAGACGCCGCCGCCGAGGTTCGCGACCTGTGGCTGGCTGTCGGCAGCACTTGCCCACTTAGGCAGGGCCTGCGTTTCCGCTTCATCTTCATCAGCAAGTTTTTGTTCACCGGCCTCTACCCATTTCGGCAATGCGTGTTGCTCAGCAGCCAATTGTTGGTTGACTTCACTTTCCCAGCTCACTTCTGGGGTGTGGCGTGCCGCCGCCAGCATTTCCGCTGTAGGATGCTCATGATCGGTTTCAGTCAGGTTCGCGGCGATGTATCCAGCAAGACGCCCTGGCTGTTTGTAATATTCAGGATGAGCGCTACGGATAAGTGCAAAAATTGCAGCACGGGAATAATCCAGAACGCCTGGCGTTGCACGTAAAGCTTCAGACCATTCTTTAAACGGACTTTCATTAGCTGCGACGATAGCTTGTGCCTGGCGGAAAACATCACTTGGAATGTCGTAAATATTGAAATCCGCTGACAGGGTGGCCAATGCAATCTCAGTATCGAGACCGTCCAAACTGGGTTTGTAGTTAGGGGAGCGATCTGTCTTAACTCCGCCGCCCGGCTGTGCTACCGGCACCTCAGGTTCAGCAGCTGCGTCTGGAATCTCACTCTCCTGCCGCTCGCTGACCGAACGGATAGGCATAAGCTCAGTCGCTTCATTGAAATTTGTCGTCATAGTTCGGTTAACGAACTCGAGGTGTGCAACTGGAGTCAGGTGAATATTCTCTGGTGCGATGCGCACCAGGTTAAAAATAGCCGTGCGGTTAACCGCCAGAACGCCGGGCTGGTTGCGCAGAATGCTGCTCCATGATTTCCACGGCTCTTCTTTTTTCGTCACGATTTCTTTGGCGCGACGGAGAATGCTGCCCGGGATTTCGCGATGGTTGAAGTCCATCGGCAGAAGGGCGCAGGCGATCTCCTGATCGAGAGTATCCAAGGTGTGGTGTGCGCCTTCGCCGCGGTCAGTTACATACCCGCCGTCGGCATTGGTGCCTGCGTCAGTGCGTTGCACGTGGCTGATGCGGTTACCTGCGTCCCATTCGCGCGTCAGGATCCCGCGGTCAATGCTCTCGGTGTTAAACCATGCTTTAAAGAACTGGATGACCACAGACAGCTCTGTACGTTTTCCTTCAACAGGGAAGATAGCTTTCAGCGCGTTGACCACTTTCCAGATGTCGGGTTCGTACGCTTTTTTGAACGCCTCAACGTTTTCAGCAGCCAGGATCAGGTTCTGGGCATAGCTGTTATCCACATCCAGCTCAAGCTCCAGGATGGCTTGCTTTTGCTCTTCATCGACGTGATAGAAATACTGTTTGTCCGCGATAAACTGTGCCAGTACGCGCTGACGGAAAGGCAGGGTGGCAACGGTCGTCAGTACAGGGAGTTTGCGTTCACGGAACTCTCTCAGCGCATCACAGACTGTTTCTGTGCCGCTTACATCACCAACGATTTCGCCAGTTTCGATATCCACGCCGTCGACGATAGTGGTGTCGGTGCCCTCAACAACTTCTTCGCCTGAATGCGGCTGCTGCGCAGCGCCGGGTATCACGTTCCAGGTGCGCTGGTCTTCTGCCAGGGTGTAGCGCTCGCACCAGTTGTAATCAATCACGCCTTCTTCTGGCAGGTCGTCAACAACAGGCATATCGGTGCGGACAGGCTTGGCGTAGTCTTTACCGCGGCCAGTTTCGATGCCTGCATCTTCCAGCGCGACATCCAACTGCAACGCAGCTCGTGATTGGGTGTTGGCGGAGAGCCACACTACAGCGTCAGGCTTCCCTGACTTCTGAGTGGCCTTAACCAAGTAGAAAAATTCCATGTCAGATCCTCATTTTTGGATGTAAGATCCCCGGGCCAGAGATAGCGCCCATTGGGTGTGTTTTTGGTTTTGAGTAGTTTTCCGGTGTACTTTGGTCGGTGGCACCGGACGTAGACCCCGCCTTGCGCGGGTTTTACGTTAGGCTTCGTGGGCCATCTGGTCGTACGAAGCGCAACGCGTAGAACAGTAATTACGTTGTTCGCGCGCCAGTTGGGCGCCGCGGATAAAGATCAATACGTTTTTAACTTCTTTCCCTTGCTCGATTGAGTTGCTGCAGTATGCGCATTTCGATGAGTTACACATCTGGGTTCCCCTTCTGCGCCAGCAGATAACAGATACGGCGAACAATCACCTCAAGCCAGTTCAGTTTTACGGCCTGATGCCGTACTGGTTTACGTGCGTAGTCAATCATGGTCACCCTCATTTGCCCTTGTCGCCAGGCTGGCGGAACATTTCTTTAACCTGACAACGCTGCGCGTGTTGTCGATGTAGAAACATTACAAGTTTATCTAGAAGCTGTAAAGGTGATTTATAGAAAAACTTTAAATTGAGGGCGTGCGAATTGACGCATATGTGATTGCGTTAAAGAATTTTTAGTTCGAAATGTTTTTGATGATGTCTGCTACATCGCCCTTAAGAAGGTCGAGTTCCTTTAAAACGCTTTTCGCGTGGACGATCAGACGATTCTTTTCTGCTTCAGGCATCTGGTTGAATAAAGCTAATAACGCCTGCTCTTTGTCATCCAGTGGGGTAGAGCGCGCTAACTCTTCCAGTTCATCTGCAGTTGGCTCTTCACCGGGAGGAAGAAAGAACCAGTGGCCTGGCTTGCCTGTCGCAGCTGAGAGACGCTTAAGGCGCTCGCCTCTCGCAGTAGTATCGCCTTTGGACCATTGATGTGTGGCCTGTGGGCTAACCATGACTCTACGGGCCAGCTCTGAAAGGTTCCAGCCAGTCTGCGCAAGTACTTGGTTAATGCGGAAGGCAAAGTTCTTATTTTCTTCTTTCATGTAATCCATTTTACAAACCTACCTTGTAAACATCACTTCAAGACTTGTTCAAGAAAAACTAGAAATGCTTGAAGGTTGAATGTATAGTTTTCCTTGAAACGAAAAGGAGACCATATGACCCCTGAATTAAAGCGCCTGATCTGTACACAGATGAGCCAGACAGATATCGCTATTGCGCTAGGAACTACACCGCAAACCGTAAGCCTATGGCTGAGCGGTAAAGTGCCAGCGAATCGCGTAATTCCCCTATGTAGGGTTCTTGGGTGGAGTATTGCACCGCATCAGTTGCGTGAAGACATCTACCCAAATCCCACAGATGGTTTACCAAAGTAGGAGCACTAATCATGCAAACACTTTCTTTTCAACAGAATAACAGAGCGGCATCAGAGCGGCTGACATTCCAGTTTCAACAGAATGAGAGAAATAACCAAAAAAATGATCACCACGCCATTTGTTCTGCCGTTCGCGCCTGGGCGGCGGCAGAGGGGCGTGTTGCTGTAGCCCTGGCAATCAAGGAGGCGGTTGAAGATGCGGCACTGGTAGGGATCGACACCAACTGCAATGCCGATGTATGGAATGTGAAGCTGTTTCGTTGGCTGGATAACAAGGAGAAGTCTTCAGCATACCGGGCGAACGTCGAGCAGCTGGAGCCGGTAATCATTTCGATCCTGCCGCTTGAGTACCGAAGCCGCCTAACGCCACAAGATGATTTTATGACTCGTTATGCGGCGATGGAAAAGGAGGTCAGTGAGGCAAAGCGGGCGGTAATGCTGAATGCGCCGCAACATCAGATGGTGAAGGAAGTACGGGAGGGGATTGAACACCTGCTGGGCCTGCTGCCGGTCGAGGCGATGGCACAGGTTGTCAGCGGTCTGGCTGCTCTTACGCCCGGCTTATTGTGAGGTAGCAATGAAGAGCTTCTATACAGAAAAGGCGAAAGCCGCGGTGCGCGAACACCAACGGCTTTCTGATGCAATAACGTCAAGCAATTGCGGTGTCAGTATGCCCAATCAAAACACGTTTTGCCAGCATGCCGGAAGGCGTCTGGATAAATCTGCCCTCAATCTTTCATCAGGAGGACTCAATGGCCGGGGACTGGATAAAAATGCGAACGTCGTTGGTCACCAGTCCGAAGGTGAACGGCATAGCGCGAATTCTGGAGCGATCAACGGAGGTGGGAAGAATGCTCGCCGTTAATCCTAACGTAACGCTATCAGATGTCGTAACGCGTAACGTAACGCGTAACGTAACGGTGTCACTGTTACTGTCTGTGTGGGCTGCTGCTAACGAGCACACCAGTGACGGAGTATTCCGTAATGCTGACCTTTCCGACATAGATGACATTGTCGGCGTGCCAGGTTTCGGTGCTGCCATGGCCTCTGTGGGTTGGGCTGTTCATGATGTTGAAAACGACTCTGTAATCCTTCCAAACTTCAATGATTACAACAAGACAGGTACAGAACGGCATGCCTCTGCTGCTGAAAGACAGCGCCGTTACCGTGAAAAGAAAAAGGCCTCTGGTGACGTAACGCGTGACGTAACGGGTGACGACAGAGAAGAGAAGAGAAGAGAAGAGAAGAGTAAAGATCTAAAACAAGAGAGAGAGAAAGGCGCGGGCGACGCGTTTTTGCCTCCTGACGAAAATAACCCGCCAGAGGATTTCCAGCCAGGCGCTATGGCTGGTTACCCGCCGATGGGTAAATTCCCTATCACCAGCGACTGGATGCCACAGCCTGAGTTCGCCAGACGAGCGACCCTCTGGGGGCGGAATCTTGGTACCGAGCCAGGGTACACCGCCGAAGAACTCCAACAGTTCCGTGATTACTGGTCCTGCGACGGTCGTGTACGGCATCAGCAGCAGTGGGAAATGGCCTTTGCCGATAGCCTGCTGCAGTCCCGTGCTCGCCTCCAAAGGTCTAAACCTGCCGGTGGGAGAGATCCCAACCGTGTTTCTGAGCCAGACAAAACCATTCCAGACGGCTTCAGGGGGTAACCATGAAAAACGCAATCGGCACCGGCAGCGCGCTTGAACGCCTGCGGAAGTTTATCCCGGCCAGCGTGCAGCCGAAATTCAACAGCGTTGCAGAGTGGCAGGCATGGCAGCAGGAAGAGGGCCGTAAACACTGCCAGCAAATCGAGAAGCAAAACCAGCGCGCCCGGTCTGAGAAGATATTTGGTCGTGCCGGAATACAGGCCCTTCACCGCAGCTGTTCGTTCGCGAACTACGAAGTGACAGGCCCGGAACAGCGTCAGGCCTACAGCATGGCGAAGAGCTACGCGCAAAACTTTGGCGGTGGCGGATTCGCAAGCTTCGTTTTCAGCGGCGCACCGGGTACCGGGAAGAATCATCTGGCGGCGGCGATCGGCAATCACCTGCTGGCAGCCGGGCACTCCGTTCTGGTGGTGACCATCCCTGACCTGATGCTCCGTGTTCGCGAGTGCTATGACGGCGGACAGTCTGAATCAGCGCTGCTTAACGACCTGTGCAACGTCGATCTCCTGGTGCTGGACGAAGTAGGCATCCAGCGCGGCTCCAGCGGTGAGAAGGTGATCATCAACCAGGTGATTGACCGTCGGCTCTCCTCGATGCGACCGGTCGGCATCCTGAGCAACCTGAATTACGAGGAGCTGGTGGCCACACTCGGCGCGCGCGTCGTGGATCGTCTTCGGATGGACAGCGGGATCTGGGTCAATTTCGACTGGGCAAGCTATCGCGGGAAAGTGTCACACCTGCGGGCTGTGAAGTGAGAAGGGAGTGAGTATGCCAAGACCAAAAACTCAACGCGAGCGCACCCTGTTCATCGCCTGGATTATCGAGCTGGTGAAAAAGCATGGCCGCGCAACGACAAACGATGTCGTCGCCATTTTCGGCCTGCACCGCACCACGGCCGAGAAATACATCCGGGCTGCCGTAGAGCAGGGGGAACTTATCCGCCACGGGCGCTGCGGCGTCTTCCGCGACAAGCGGGCAGTTATCGACTTTGACATGGAACGTTACACGCACCGAGGAGCATCACATGAGTGATTCACTGAACAACAAAGAGCTGGTGGCCGTTGGTCATCAGTTTGCGAAGGCGATGAGCAGCGACACGGCGATCATGGACATCGCGAAGATTGTTTCGCGTCTGGCCGAACGTCTGGACTGCACCACCCTGGCACTGCGCGAGATGACCAGAAAGCGCGATGCCGAACATGACGATGTGCTTACCTGGGAAAAGACGATGTTCAAGGCCTGTGGTGAAGATGGTCCGAAATCAGTGGCTGATAAGTTTGCCGAATTGCAAGCCAAGTGCGCGGCGCTGGCGGCGGAGAATGCGGGGCTGAAGGATGTGGCAGAGTTCGCAACAGCCCCGGACATGTGGGAAGACCTCGGCGGAAATGTGATGCGCTACCAATACCAGGAATGGTATGCGGACAAACTGAAGTATGCGATGCAGGCCCCGGCCACCGACACCTTCCTGGCAGACGTTCGGGCGCAGGGTGTGGAGATGGCAGCGAATATGCTTAACCGCAACCATCCGCTAATGAGTGAGGCTGCTGATGCAATTCTGTCTCATGCCGCCCAACTTCGCCAGGAGGCAGCCCAATGACCAACAAACAGGCGCAAGAGCTGCTGATCCAAAATGGTCAGCTGGTAGCGGATACGCTCCGCCATTTAGCTGATAACGAAATCGACTCGGATTATTTCGCCATCACGTCAACCAGTGAGAACGGCACTGAGATTGAGCACGAGCTGGTTATCACTGAATACGCCCGTCAGGCCGCTGGGACTGTTGATGAACTGGTTAAGGCGCTGGAAGCCGCAGAGAAGCGCTTATCAGAAATCACTGCGCCTAACATGCTGCTCCCGGTTATTGATAATCTGGACGAAAACCAACTGCGCAATGTCATTAAGACCTGCACCGAGAACTATTCGTTGCTGCACAGCCAATGGGAAGCCGCAGAGAAGCGGATCGCTGAACTGGAGTCTGAAAAGTCGGCCCTGCGCCCAGTTGGCGTGATGAGCGAGAAAGCTTTTCATCGCCTTGAAGGAAGCGAATCGAGATTCATAGCATTGTGGCCTCGCCCTGGAATTTATCTCCCGAGAAAACGTCCAGAGGACGGTGTGATTGTATACGCGCGCGCCGCTGGCCGTATCAACGGGGAGGGGTGATATGTCACGCCAAATCAGATTAACAGATGCGCAGATTTACACTCTTCGCAGAATGAATTCCGGCACACGGTATTTTATGCGAGGCGACATGGAAAGGGGTGAGGAGGATAAAGGCTCTCATCGGGTTAACTGCCCATCCCTTCCGGTGCTGTTTCGTGAGGGACTGGTTGATTGGTGCAATCGTCAGTGCCATAAATTCGACGGGTTACATTACAGCGTTGGGTTAACGCCAGATGGCGTCTCAGCAGCCATCGGGGCGCAGACCAGAAAGGAGCGTGGACTATGACCAAATTCACCAACCAGCAGCTAATCACTCAGGCGCGTGAAGAAGTTGATTTCTGGCGCGAGCGTGACGAGCTAATTCCGTCCCAGCAAACAGCTATACGCCTGCGTCTGGCTGAAATCACGCTGGCAGCGCTGACGGCTGAACCAGATTACTACGTGGTCGTAACGAGTGTTGGCGTTTGGCAGGCATTCCGCAAAACCAGGGAAGAGGCAGAGCTTATCGTCACGAAGCCGTTCAACCCAGGCTATTCAATACGTGAGATATACACCTCCCCGCCAGCGCCCCGCGTGCCGGATGGTTATGCACTGGTGCCTGTTGAACCGACAGAAGGCATGGTGATTGCTGGTTTCGAAGCAGAGTTACGCGAAGAGTTTCGCGACCCGGATGCATGGGAGACATACGAGGGTATGAGCGGCTGTGAGCAGGCTGCCCTACGTGCCAAATGGTGCTGGGCGGCGATGGTGAAAGCGGCACCGCAGCAGGTGGCCGAATGAGCTACGTCTTCCTGATTATGGTGTTAGTCAGCCAGAGCATGAGCATGCAGGTCGAGCCAATGGAGAATATGGCTCAGTGCCAGGCAGCCATAAAATCGCTCGCCATTGCGGAGCAGGAACGCTCCTGGAATGAGGCGTCACCTCGTATCAACAACATCAAGTGCGTGGAGGTGAAGTGATGTACGACAAATACACTATCAATCGCTGCGACGCCATGGAGTGGCTTGCAGAGCATTACCCAAGCTTCCCGGACAAGATGCCTGATGTGCCGCTTAAGGCCGACTGGTGTAGCGCCAGCCTGTTCAGGGGGTGGAGTTTCGTTATCTTGCTCGATGGGTCACTGGTCTTTGCTGACTGCCTGTCACCTCCCATCCGGGCAGAAGACATGGCTGGCTTCAAGCTGCCTGAGTTGACATAGCTACCATACAAGCGATATGGGAATCCCCATATCGATCAAGTCAGGGCCTCTCCGGAGGCCTGTTCATTATTAATGATATGACGAACTAAGGGCTATCGATGCTTGATTTCAGATCGATTGATTTTTGTTGTAAAATAACTCAATATTAAGTATCCAAAACCCCTATAATATCTTGAGAATAAAGTGATTAATAATTTACAGTCAGACCATAAAAAGATTGTGTATGAAGATGAAAATATAGTGGTCGTGTATAAGTCAGGTAGCAGTGATTTCATATTGTGTACATTTGGTGACTTAATGAATCTTGCTGAAGGAGATAAGATCTATGCTGAATCAGCAATCAATAAATTAGACTACGCAGCAATAGGATTTATGGCTAAATCTCCAAATTGGTTTCCCGCCGATTCCTTGGTTAAGTCAATTTGTGAAGTTAAGTACATTTTGCGTGATTATAATGATATCGTTTCCTATGGTGGATCCATGGGAGGGTATGCCGCGATTAAGTATTCAAAGTTATTAGAAGCCACTCATACGATTGCATGCTGCCCTCAGTGGTCAATAGATCCAGAGGAATGTAATGGTCGAGTAAATGGATATGAAAAGTATTACAAACCACAAATGCTCAATATGGGTATCAAAACTGATGATATGTTTGGTCATGTGTTTATTCTTTATGATCCTTGTTATGATATTGACTCCTTCCACTTTGAGCAAATAAAACGACAATTTGATAATGTGACTGGTATGCCGATTGCCTACGTTGGGCATCATGTAACAGCAGTTATGGCTGGTACCGAAAATCTTAGAAAAATGATCGAGTCCGTTAGAATACTTGATGACAGACTGTTAGCAAGGATCATTAATGATATAAGAAGAAAAAGCCGTATTAGATATGAGTATTTACTTAAGGATAGTGTCATAAAACACCCGTACCTTACGGCAAAAATCATACTGCGTGTAGAAAACAAAACCCCAAACATCCCTAACGTTTTAAATATTTTGAATAAAGCTATATCATTGCTTGTAAACAATGGTGAATCACGTAAATTATTAGAGTTGGTAAATCTTTCTCTTGAGGGGCGCTGCTCCGAAAACAAAAAGTTAATGCAAGAAGTTACTAGGCGTATCGAGATTTCTCTAGTCAATAAAGCAAAAATCTATACTTATCATAATACTATATTATATTACAATGTATTTACCTCTATGCTTTGTCATGAAAAAGAAGGTGGTAAACTATCGTCGTTAATGATTCTTCGTGAGGTTCACTCTGTTTCATTTTCAGGTGAAGAGTATTTGGCAGTAAGTTCTGAAGACGGAAATAAGTTTATTAATTTTGAACAAAATACTATTTTCTTAAGTGAGACTGTTTCTGATTATTCCATCAAGAGAGAAATATATGGTGATGGGAAGTATTTCTTTGTTTGTAAAAACAAATATATGTGCGCTGAGCCCAATGGTTCATTGCCTATTAATAGGGACTCAGTTAATGCCTGGGAATTGTTTGTAAACTAAAATAAGCATAAAGCCAAAATTTCAAATTCATTTATTTCATTCAATCAACAAGGAGGGGTGAATTGCCTCTTCCTGATATATCGGCATTTTAATGGGTGAGCAGGGTGCACGAAACAAACAATGTGCAGCATGGATGAAGGGCAATGACCAACCGGTCGATGTTTCCGATCAATACATGATTATCGATCTAACAAAGTGATTAAGTAGTGCTCACACAGGGATAACAATCTGCCAACCCTCATATCTTTTTGTACGCTTTAGGATTTCTTTTAGAGCGCTAACGGTGCCAAAAGTCAGGGCGCCTATCCTCACGAAAGACGCCTAATCAACCAGTTAACCCTACATTGTGAAACCCTTTAAGGTGTTAAAATTAACGCTTAGTTTTTAACGGTTGGTAGCAATAATATTTATTCAAATCAATCGGATAAATGATGTTGCATCTACCGATGCTTTTTGTGCATACTTGGCGAATTGAAATTATACTGTAAATGTATACAGTGCTTCCATGCTAAGTTATGTGGAATGGAAAGATAAAACGACTCACTGAATTTATTTATTTTTAAGCCCTTAACAAACCGATCGACTTTGCTATCGTGCCTAAAGAGCAATGCCAGTGGGTATTTGCTAATGAATAAATTTCTGGTTTATCTGTGGGAAAGAAGGGGGTTAATGTGGCTGAGGTCTGTTCCGATGGGAGTGAGTATTACGAACTCGTTAGGCGTTCCGACGGAGCGTCTGTGTGTTCGTTTAAACTCCGGCTAGGGGATCGCGTGCTGATATATTCTGCTAGTACATTAGTCGGCCACAAGCGCCTACAGGTGGATGAGCGTGTCATATCACGCGAAACACTGGTCGAGATCGTCAAGGAGTTATCAACCAGAAATTGACCTTTTTAGTACTTGAATAGCATAATGTTTGTATCGGCCTGAACAACCGGTAACCTGACAACGATGCGCCACGGAGAGAACGTCCATGGCGCAGTTACAACTCATCAAGCAATCCTCAGGAATCCTGATCCCCGCCACGCCGGAGACCAGCGATTTTCTGCATTCAAAATGTAAGCTCGGCGCGGTCCTCGAAGGTGAATTTCGTCGCGTCCGCAATGCAGCTCTACATCGCAAATATTTTTCACTACTGAACCTTGGTTTTGAATACTGGGAGCCAGCTGGTGGAGCGATCACGCCTTCTGAGAAGCACATTGTTAGCCGGTACGCCGATTATCTGGCGCAACGAGTAGGCAATGGCGACATACTGGCATCCTATGCTGAGGAGTTCTTCTGCGACCTCTCAGCCCGCCGCACATCCAACATTACCGCGTGCAAATCATTCGACGCTTATCGCGAGTGGGTAATCGTCTGTGCCGGTTATTACGACGTGGTATTCCTCCCTGATGGCAGCCAGCGTAAGCGCCCAAAGAGTATTTCATTCGCGAATATGGATGACACAGCGTTTGTTCCGCTCTACACCGAAACGCTGAACGTACTATGGCGATTTATCCTCCACCGTTCCTTCAGCAATCAGCGCCAGGCTGAGAACGCCGCCGCGCAGCTGATGAGCTTCGGGGGATAACCAGATGGCGAAATCATGGTTCCACTACACCGAATGCACCACCGAGCAGGCTGATGAACTTCAGCGGCAGTACCAGCGCCGCGGGGTAGCCGTAACGCGCAGCCTCAATCGCGATTACCTTACCTGGACCGTCAGCGTAGAGCGGCAGGAGGTTAAGTACCTCGAGCCAACACCGCGGACCTTCCGCCAAAAAGGTCTGGGGGTGAGCATGGCTAAGAAACCCCGCCGTAAGTGCGCAAATCAGAACTGCCGCGAGTGGTTCCACCCGGCTCGCGACGGCCAGGTTGTATGCAGCTACGAATGCGCTACTGCCGTTGCCAAAGCGCAGACCGCAAAGAACCGCGCTGAGGCTCTGCGTGCTGAGAAGAAGCGTCAGCGCGAAGAGGAGAAGGCTGGGCGTGAGCGCCGCAAAACACGCCTGGCCGAACTAAGGCCTGCCAGTTATTACAAAGTCCAGGCGCAACAGGCTTTCAATGCCTTCATTCGTGCGCGTGATGCCGATTTGCCATGCATAAGCTGCGGAGAGACCAACCCACCAGATCTACATGGCGGTCAGTGGGACTGCGGCCACTTCAAAACAGTCGGCGCTAATCCAGAACTGCGCTTCGAAGAACGCAACGCCCATAAGCAATGCAAATCCTGCAATGCCGGTTCCGGCAAGTACACAGCCAAAGAGGCGACAGTGGCGAAGAACTACGAAGACGGACTGATCGCTCGTTACGGGCAGGAATATGTCGACTGGCTGAATGGGCCTCACGAAATGACTAATTACCGCCGCGATGACTTTATCCAGATCCGCGACAAGTACCGCGTCAAGCTCAGAAAACTAAAACAGCAGGTAGCAGCATGAAACCAGAACTGATCGAATCGCTTCGCATGCGCTGGCTGCGCCTCCGCATTTATCGCCGCCCGGGTATGGTGCTGGTGGACTACAGAATTTTACGCAATTTCATTCGCATTTATCAGATGGCAGGAGCCGCAGCATGAACCTCGAAAACACCGTGAAATACCACTTCGCAAAGTCCACGATGATCAGCGACTCCCCGCGCGCCACCGCATCAGATTCCCTGACCGGTACGGATATCATGGCAGCCATGGGCATGACGCAGGAGCGCGCCGCCATGGGGTACAGCGCCTTCCTCGGGAAGATGGGGATCAGCCATAACGACCGGGAGAGGGCGATCGCGCTTCTGGCCGAATACGCGCTGACCAAATGCGATAAAGTTGCTGCGCTGCGCAAGCTGAACGACGGGGTTAAGCCGCTGGTAATGCACCAGATGGCCACGTTCGCGTTTGAGGACTATTCCCGCAGCGCTGCCAGCGTGAAACAGTGCGATTGCTGCGCGGGGCAGGGGTTTATCGAGGCTGAAGTGTTTACTATGAAAACTGCCATGCCCAAAAAGGCGGATCTCCCTCCTGACTGGAATGAGGCCAAGATGGCGCGCACTGTGAAACCCAGTATGTGGGAAAAACGGCGGAATGTCAGAGATCAGGTCAAAGTCATATGCCGGAAATGCACCGGTAAAGGAGTTGTCAGCGCAGCCTGTAGCGATTGCCGGGGACGCGGCAAAGCCGTAAACCAGAAGGAAACGAAGAAACAGGGTGTGCCGGTATTCAGCACATGTAAGCGCTGCAGTGGGCGCGGGTATGAGCGGATCCCTTCAACTGAGGCTTATGCAGCTGTTTGCCAGATTACGGATGCGATCACCGTCGCCACCTGGGAGAAGTCGGTTAAGCCATTCTACGACCAGCTGATCTCGAAATTCGACATCGAGGAGGCGTGGGCAGAAACGCAGCTCAAACATATAACGCGATAGCGCTCACGGAAATAGATTACGTTTCAATCGTGGGCTATTTACTTTTCCGGAATCTGTGTTAATTTCATCCCAACGATGGGTTACTGCCTTCGTTTCAAGCCCTGCGGTTAACACCGTGGGGCTTTTGCTTTATAGCGATTTAAGAATTGCTAAATCCACCAGGCTCCAGCCCCTTTATAATTTCCTCTCACTCTACAGGAGGGGATATGGAAGAGGGGTTTTACTGGATACAGCACAACGGCAGGGTGCAAGTTGCCTTCTACACCCACGGCGAAACCGAAGACCTTGAAACAGGCCAAACCATAACTGGCGTCTGGCACCTGACCCAGGGCGATGACATCTGCGACAACGGTGAAGCAGAAGTAATCAGCGGGCCGCTACCAGCACCCTTGTGAGCACTGATAGCTAAATAGCGTCTGTCTGTTCTCTATAACATGCCGCGCCACTGGCCTCGTCGCCAATGGACGGCGGTAAGTTGGAATTATCCGCGAGGTCAGGCTAATCACTTTAAGCCTCGGCATACAGCCGGGGCTTTTTCGTATCTGCTCTCAGAAATTTTTAAACTCGCGGAAATCCTAGGCCAGCAAGGTGGAAATAATGATGCGAAAAATTAAGACAGAAAATGCGCGGAAACACAAAAAATTAACTCCGGAAAGCAAGTGCTACTCCTCTGTAGCACCATGCTTTTTGATAACGTCGGACAGTAATCTTATGCGTGATCCAGATGGTCTTATAAAAGATCCGGCTTGGTGCTCGCATGAGATGTTTGAAAATACATCTGCTTCATCAAATCAATAGCCTGATCAGGCGCCTTTTTTATTAAATCATTACTTATTTGCTGATCGATGTTTGTTTGCGCGTTGCAAAACCCTGTCTTAGTGGGTACCGATGTAAAAATAGCGAAGCCTTGATCCCTTAGCTTGCAAATCATCTCCAAGGTTCGAGCATCCCAAAATATTTGGCTTTCTCTGCCCTTTATGAGCATCAATGACACTGATTTTATCCCTATGAGTTTAACCATAAGGCCTGACTTGTCTGGGCGCATTGATTCGTCAACCTCAGCTAGCCCTCGCCATCCGCAGTACCAAGATCGACATACCGGTGGTCTATTCTCGTAAATTGAACAGCCGCTAGCCTGAGTTAAAAAATCGCATCTAACATCGGCAGGTTTTTTTAGCTCCGGCTCGTTAATTTTAAGGCTAACGCAGCAGACAGTGCATTCGTCGCACTCCCTGCCTTCAACCAATTGATTTTTATTTAATATCATACCTTCTCCATTTTATATCTGATTGCCGCACAAAGATATTAACCTGGTAAATGCAGGCTGATAATAGAAGGCACATTATCTGTGCTGAATTAATTTCATAAAGAATATCAATGCAAGCTTAGTTGAGATGGATTAGCGCTTATCTGGAGAGGTTGAGAGGGTGATTCGATTCCGTCAACCAGTACCAGATACGCACTACCTAGGACTATAAGCGCATAGCGCAACGCAGCACCCATCGATTGGCGGACCAGAACCCGCCTTTTTTATTCAGGGCTCCTGGGATCATCCTCAACTCGTTTTGTCGTTAATTCACCCACGAGCCCGACCTCTACACATGGACCACATATGTCTGAACCTCTAACCATTGCTGGCGGTGTCACGTCCGCAACTATCGGAGTGACGTTCGCATCTTTGTTCCCCGAGGCAACGCCCGGCGTAATGCTGTGCGCGCTGGCTGGTGCAGCAATGTACGTTCTGACATCCGATCCACACCAACTGTGGAAGCAGTTCCTGTTCGCCGTCATCAGCTTTGTCGGCGGGGTTTTCTTCTCGGTACCGATGGCGAAGATTCTGGCCGGGGTGATTAACACCGCGCTTGGCCTGTTGCAGCCGCCGGTAAGCATCGAGGTATCCCCGAACATCGGCGCGCTGGTTTCCGCTTCCATCTCTGTCGCAGTCCTGCTTCGCATCCTCGCAAAATCAAAACGGGGGAAGATGCCGGGACTGGAGGAGGAAGGCCAATGACATGGCAGACCATCGTCCTGGAGGCAAACGCCATAATCTGTGCCCTGATTGCCGTAAGACTGTTGTTCTTTAGCAAAAGCGGCAAACGGCACCGTCCGGCCGTGGCTTGGATGGCATACCTGATGATCCTGGCCGCCGGATTCACGGCGTTTCGCATTCTCTACGGTAAATATCTGCAGGTGGACCCGGGCGAGCTGATGCTTAACGTCGCCATTTGCGTTGCGGTGTGGCGCTCACGGGGCAACCTCGCAAAAGTATTCCAGAAGGCTGAGCAATGACCAAAAACGAAATCTTTAACGGCATCCTCGGCAAAGAGGGCGGTTACGTTAATCACCCGAATGACAAAGGGGGGCCGACGAACTGGGGGATTACGCAGGCTACGGCGCGCGCCCACGGCTATACCGGTGACATGCGTAACCTGACTCGCGAGCAGGCTCTGGCAATCCTCGAGGCTGATTACTGGTACGGTCCACGCTTCGATCAGGTGGCCAGTGTCTCCCCGGCTATTGCTGCCGAACTCTGCGATACCGGGGTGAACATGGGGCCATCGGTACAGGTTAAGTGGTTCCAGCGCTGGCTGAACGTATTCAACAACCAGCAGCAGCTCTATCCAGACCTGATCGCCGACGGCCAGATTGGCCCGCGAAGCATCAGCGCGCTGAAGTCCTTCCTGGCGAAACGCGGAAGCGAAGGGGAAGCCGTATTGCTCCGCGCACTGAACTGCAGTCAGGGTCAGCGATACCTCGAGCTGGCAGAGCAGCGCCCGGCAAACGAGTCATTCGTGTATGGCTGGGTAAGAGAGCGAGTTAGCCTATGACGAAGCTGAAAGCCATTCTGGCGTTTATCGTGACCGTTGTGCTGGTGGTTCTGGGCGCTTTTGGACTTGGTAGCATGCGAGGCCGGGAAAAAGCCGAAGCCAAAGCCGATAAGCAGCGAACCGACGAGAACGCTGCTGCTACCAAAGCAGCTGCAGAACGACGCATTGAAGTAACTAAGGAGGCCAGCAATGTACAGCAGACTGTTAACCATATGCCTGATGGCGATGTTGATCGCGAGCTGCGTGACTCGTGGCAGCGCCCCGGTGGTAGTTGATACCGCGTGTGACTGGGTAAAGCCAATCTACCTTACTGATCACGACATCAGTGTGCTGGACCGTCAAACGAAGAAAGACATCCTGGCGCACAACAAAGCTTGGCAAGCGAACTGTTCAAACAGTAACGTCCATATCTCGCATTAAATAACAAAAATTATTGCGGAATACCGCCGCTTCGTTATCATCAAGATGTTAACCCACGGAAAGTTCAAGGAGGTCTTTTTGACCCAATTTTTGGACTTCCCCTTAAGCAACCGTTGATCTCGACATCAGGGTTCCTGAGCCAGGGGTAACAGCAATCGAAGGGCTAGTGAGCAGGGAGAATATCCGGGATGGGCGACCATCTTGAGAGCTTTACCACCCGCGTCTGGGACGTCGGAGTCTCCCGCCATTCGGGTCGAGCCGTTTGGTCAATGCATGAAGAGCCAAGGGGCTCAGGTGACGTTGTTGTATTCGGACCCCACGCTGGCCATGGTGTCAGTAGGGATACCTGAATACCTCAGTAATTCGCGTTAACTTGGCCTGCCTTTCACCTATCAACCGCCTCCGGGCGGTTTTTTAATGCCATTACAAAGCCCATTTGCTGGTGGGCTTGATAATGGGGCATTGCGGTGAATTTTATTCATTTGAAAAATGCTGCCGCAGAATCTTAAAGAAGCTCTGCGACAGCATGAACATAGAGGTAATTATTACCATGCTTATTGCTGCCTGCGTCAGACGCGACCCCTCGTAAATTACATCGCCGAACTGCTTACCTAACGTGGTAGCTGCATAAAAAGTCGCAAAGTAGTACCAGCCTCTAAACAAAGAATATTTGAAAGACATAAAAGCCCCGAAAGTAGTGTGGTTTAAATCACTATCCACCTTGTCTTGATAATTATCAACGGTAAACAAAAGGGCATGTTCAAGAATTTTTATTGCCATCACCATGGGTAGACCCATCGTAATGGCAGGATGCGTCAGCATAATGGATTTGCTGATTTTTCGAAGGAATATACGTTAAATGTGTACTTTGACTTCACCTTGCATTGGACTTCAATGCATAAGCTCTTTTTCTTGAAATTGCTCGGGAATAAGCTCATTTCCTCCAGCCCTTTCACGTAAAAACTGATGTCATCATCATCTTGTTTAAGGTATTTAACCCGACCAAATGACGGGCGCTCGAGCAATGTTCTCTGCTGAAGTATGTGGATAAAATGAGTCGTTGGCGAAAATATTACCCTTGAAATATCCAACGCTATATCTCTTTTGACTTGCGGCAAGACTAAGTCCTTCGGGTAGTGATGTTTGATTTCGATTGTCGCTATGCCAGCACCGTTTACACTTTCCGGAATCGATGAATCATAAATCGATAAATCTACTGCACCAGCCCTACACTTAGGATGCTCGCTCAAAGCTGTTAGGTTACTGATTTTATTTATTATTAAAGTAAGCTCATCACGAATTTGAGTCTCATGTTTTCGGTTGTAAAAGTAACAGTTAAGGTCATGTAGTTTTTGACGCATTCTTTCGTGGCTAATTGCCTGGAGCAGTAGATCTTGAATCATATGTTCTTCACCTGATTATCGAAAAAAGGATTATACATGGCTAAACCGGACTGGGAGGCTATCGAATCGGCTTACCGGGCCGGAGTGATGTCCCTCCGTGAAATCGCATCGCAACATGGCATCAGCGAAGGTGCTATCCGTAAGCGCGCCAAGCGTGATGAATGGTCACGCGACCTGAATGCGAAGGTGAAAGAACGCGCTGACGATCTGGTACGCAAAGCTGAGGTACGCAAACAGGTACGCAGCGAAACGGCACTGTCTGAACGCGTACTGATTGAGGCCACTGCCGAGGTGATTGCCACGGTTCGCATGGAACATCGCGGCGACATCCGCCGGGCGAGAACACTGGCGAACGCCCTGTTTAATGAGCTTGAGGCCGAGTGCGCTGACGTAGAGGCTTTGCGAAAGCTGGGCGAACTGATGCTGGATCCAGACGATAACGGACGTGACCGGCTGAATGAGCTTTATCATGCCATCATCAGCATGCCTGAGCGCGTTAAGTCGATGAAGGCTCTGAGCGAGACGCTGAAGAATCTCATTGGCCTCGAACGACAGGCCTACAGCATGGACGAAGGCGAAAAAGATAAGGTCGTTGACGCACTGTCCGACCTGATGGATTCGCTCTCTCAGGGGGCGTAATGAAACCTGAGCACCTTAAGCTGCTGGCTGATAAAGACTGGCGGCTGAACAACCTCTATTGGATCACCGACAAAGAAGGTAAGCCCACGCGCTTCAGGATGACGCCTGAGCAGAGGGAATACTTCGAGGGGATCCACACCCGTAACATCATCCTTAAAGCTCGTCAGCTTGGCTTCACCACTGAGGTCTGCATCATCCAGCTGGATGCGGCGCTGTTCGAGTCTGCAAAGTGCGCGCTGATTGCCCACACGTTGAATGACGCAAAGCGCCTGTTTCGCGAGAAGGTGAAATACGCATACGACAAGCTGCCGAAGGAAATCAGGGCGGCCAACCCGGCGAGCAATGACTCTTCTGGTGAGCTGGTATTCAAGAAGGGCGGCTCGCTCTACGTCAGCACTTCATTTCGTGGAGGTACGCTGCGATACCTGCACGTTTCCGAGTTCGGGAAGATATGCGCCAAGTATCCAGACAAAGCCCGTGAAATCGTCACTGGTGCGTTTGAGGCGGTATCGACCGGATGCTTCGCTACTATCGAGAGTACAGCCGAGGGTCGGGCAGGTTACTTCTTCGATTACTGCCAGACGGCAGAGAAAGCGTTGCTGCAGGGTAAGCCCTTATCCGCGCTGGACTGGAAGTTTTTCTTCTTCTCCTGGTGGAAGAATCCGCAGTACGCAATCGACCCGGTAGAGCCGCTACCTCAGCGCCTGGCTGATTACTTCGATGAGATGGAGGCGAAGCACGGCGCTGTCCTAAACGAACGCCAGAAGGCCTGGTACTACGCCAAAGAGAAAACGCTCGGCGACGACATGAAGCGCGAATACCCGACCATTCCGGCCGAGGCATTCCAGCAGTCGGTCGAGGGCGCTTACTACGCCAAACAGTTCCGCTGGCTCTATACCAACAAGCGGATCGGGCAAATCCCGGATAACTCACACCTCCCGGTTCATACGTTCTGGGATATCGGTGTGGGTGACTCCACGGCGATATGGTTCGTTCGCGAGGTTGGGGAAGAGTTCCACATCATCGACTACTACGAAAACTCAGGCGAGGGCCTGCGGCACTACATGAAGGTGCTGAAAGACCGGGGCTATGAGTACGGTGATCACTGGGGGCCGCACGATATCGAAAACCGCGAGTTTGCTGCTGATGCTAAGTCACGCAAAGAGCTTGCCCGGGAAGGTTACGAGATCTACGGCCAGATGTACTCACTGAATTTCAAGGTTGTGCCGAAAGCCGGCATCGATACCGGCATTGAGTCGGCGCGTGAAATCCTCCCGCGTTGTGTATTCGACGAGGAGAAATGCTCGGAGGGTATCTCTCACCTTGAGGGCTACCGGAAAGAGTGGGACGACAAGCGCGGCTGCTGGAAAGATAAACCACTCCACGACGCCACATCACACGGCGCTGACGGCTTCCGTTACTTCGCTGTGACAAAGAACAACCGCAAGCAGGTCGGCACAGTATTCTTCTAAGGAGCATCGCCAGTGAGCGAACAAGATAACGGCCTTCAACTGGCTGTGAACAACCTCGCCACTGAAATGAGGCGAGCGAATTACCTGAATGCCATCGGCATCGGTGGCGGCAACACGAAGCGCCCAACGCTCTATCAGGAATTCGGCTACCCGCGCACGATCACCTTCAGCGATTTCTACAACATGTACCGCCGCAATGCCGCCGGGTTCGCTGTTGTGCATCGCCTGCTGGATGGTTGCTGGCAGGACTACCCTGTCATCGTGGATGGCGACCAGACGAAGGTGTCGAAAGAAACTAACGCCTGGGAAAAGAAAATCACCAAATTCATGAAGAAATTGTGGCCGAAGGTGAAGGACGCCGATCGCCGCAATATGGTTGGACGTTACTCCGCGCTGTTGTTGCAGGTGAAAGACAATAACCCCTGGAGGGAGCCAGTCGACATCAATCTGGTGAAGTCACTCGGTGAGTCTGCGCTAGTGAAGCTGATTCCGGTATGGGAGCCGCAACTTACTGTCGCTGACTGGGATAACGACCGTCTGTCGCCAACCTTCGGCCAGCCGTTGATGTTTAACTTCAACGAGCAGCCGGTGGGCGATGAGCAATTCGTCGGGCCGATGCGAGGTGAACCGGTGCATCCAAGCCGGGTGATCCTGTTCTGTGAAGGTTCAGAGGACGAAAATGTCCTCTCAGGTATCCCGCTGCTTGAGGCTGGTTATAACAAAGGGCTGGATCTCGAGAAAGTATCCGGCGGTGGCGCTGAGGGCTTCCTGAAGAACGCCAGCCGTCAGATTGCGGTTGAATTCAGCAAAGACACGGACATGGGCACACTTGCCAGCCAGGCTAAAGATGCAGGTTATAGCAATCTTGGCGAAGCCATGGGTGACAAGGTCAACAAGCTGAACCGCGGAACGGACGCCGCTGCTGTCATGCAGGCCGGGCAGATGCGCGTTCTCAGCGTGACGCCGGGGGACCCGGGCCCGACGTGGGAGGTCACCGCTAACGAACTGGCAGCATCGGTGCAAATACCTTTCACCATCCTGTTCGGTCAGCAGACCGGACGCCTGGCGAGCAATGAGGACAAGACTGACTGGGCTATTCGCCGCAACACGCGCCGCAATGGCTTCCTGACTGATCGCATCACTGCATTGCTGGAGCGCTTCTGGACTCTGGGCATCATTGACCCACCAACCAAAGGCGAGGTCACCATCTCCTGGAGTGACCTACTGGCGCCCGGCGAGAAAGAGAAGATCGAAAACGCTTCGAAACTTGCCGATATCGTGCAGAAAACATCTGGATTTTATGGCGGCGAGCCGCCCTTTACCGCCAACGAGCTGCGCGAGATTGTTGGACTGGACCCGCTTCCAGAGCCAAAAGAACCACCAACACCGGACGATAAGGTGACAACCGATGATCCATTGGCCGCTGACGACAGACCAGAAGGTCAAAGTGGGCCTGCCGATAGTACCGCGCAGCAAGGTTGACCCGACGCGATCGGCAAAGCAGGTCAGCGCGATGTACCGGGATATCGAAGAGCGGTATCTCGGCATCAAGCGCGCGCTGAAATCTCTATTCGACCAGCGCCTGACCGGGCGGGAGCGTGAGGTCAATAGCCACAACTGGCATTTCCTGTGTCACGACCACGGCGCGGATATGCGGCTCTACCAGGTCAACGCAGGCCGGTTCATCTACGACATGTCGCCGCGGGAACTGGCTGACCTGCTCGAGGCGGTGCAGGCCATCCTGGATGATTACCTGCTGGAAGGCGGCGAGCAGAGCCAATGGGCGATGGATTACGTCGTCGCAGAAGCGCAGCGCGGCACTCTTGAGGCGTTTAACAACCTCTCGCAGCAGTCGCAGGTCTACGCCAGCCAGACGACGCTACAGCAGCTTTTAAGCAGCCCCGGTCACCTTAATCAGGTGGCATCTGCCAGGCTGACGACGTTCAGCGACTGGAAGGCGATCAGCGATGCCGCCCGGGCAGACCTGACAGGCATCATTACTGATGCGGTGGCGCGCGGGGTAAACCCGCGCGAAACGGCCAGCGTCATCAGTAGGCGTCTGGATGTGTCGATGAGCCGGGCCAAGGCGATAGCCCAGACCGAGCAGGTCGGCGCGCTGCGCCAGGCTCAGTGGAATGAAACTGACTGGGCTGCTGACCGGTTGGGACTGAATACTGGCCTGTTGTGGCTGTCAGCGCTCAAACCAACAACGCGCAGCTGGCACGCCAGCCGTCACGGCAGGGTCTACACCACCGAAGAGGTGCGCGACTTCTACGCTGTGAACGGGAACCGATACAACTGCTACTGCAGCCAGATCCCGGTACTGCTTAACGACGACGGCAGTATCTTCAATGAGGGACTGGCGGATAAGCTGGCGAAAGAAAGAAGAGCCTGGGTTTGAAAAAATGCATGTTAACCTGCAAAAAATATAACTTGATACTCTAAATTCGAAGTGTTAGGTTGTTTCTATCAGCTCGTTGTTTGCGCTGGTGAAACCCATTCAACTCGTTAGAGGATTAAAAATGTCCCGAATTCGTATCTCTCCTGAGGGAACAGCAAAGCTCATCATTTTGAACCTTGATGAATATGCAAAAGAAAAAAGTAAGGTTATTACCCGCTACAAAATCTCAAAAGAAACAATGCGGAGAATCTCTAACCGATCCAACATTCACCCTGGCTTCATTCGCGAAGTAGGAAATTCGCTGGGCGAACTTGGTTGGGTTTTAATAGAAAGTAATGACGATCACTACTGCTTCTTAAAGCAGGACGCCATGAATAACTGGGCAAAGTTGACAGCTAAAAGGATTAAAGGCCTGAGAGTACAAGGAGAGGAAGCAATTGCAGAGGCCTACGCCAGATCCTATCCTGGAGATGAATTAGATATCGATTTTGAAGAATAAGTGATAACCCGCCTCGGCGGGTTTTTTATTGCCTGAAATCCACCAATGAGGACGCAACGTGAAGCTATCCAGCATCCACGTTAAATCCCTCGCCATCAACGCCTCCAACATCTCTACGACCACCATCAACGGCCAGGAACACTACGTCATTCGTGGTGCGGTTCCTATCGTTGATGACATCGTGATGAATGGCGGCCTGTATCCGGCGGAGGAGATTAACAACAGCTACCAGACGATGGAGCGTAAGTTAATGCCGATCGGCCATCCGATGGTGAACGGCAAATACGTCAGCGCCAACGACCCGCAGGCGGTGAACGATTACTACGCCGGGGCCTGGGCGCAGAACGTCAGCAAGTCCAGCGACAAGGTCGTGATGGATGTTTACGTCAATAAGGCAGTGGCAGAAGCCAAGCCTGACGGAAAACGTTTGATTCAGCGCCTGGACGACATGATCACCGGCAACAACGCCGATCCGATCCATGTCTCCACTGGGCTGCTGCTGAACAAAGAGCAGAAGGCTGGCGAATCGAAGGGGAAAAAACACTCCTGGGTCGCCCACAACATGCAGTTCGACCACATCGCCATTCTGCTGGATGAACCGGGCGCCGGAACGCCGGAAGAGGGTGTCGGCATGTTCGTGAACGCTGACGGGCAAGAAGGGAAGGTCGAAACTGCCAGCCTCGTCGATGCAGCGAACAGCCTCAAGGATGGTCTGGTAAACAAGGTGAAGTTCTTCCTCACCCACAACTCTGACGCCTCATTCGACGAAATCTACCAGATGCTGCGTGAGGCTATCCGCGCGCCGTCAGGCAGTGACCTTTATCGCTATGTGGTGACCGTCTGGCCGGACAAATTCATCTACGAAGAGGGCTCGAAACTCTTCCAGCAGAAATACCTCATCGATGATAACGCGGTAACGCTGGTCGGTGAGCCCATCGAAGTCGTGCGCAAACCCACTGAGTACGAAGTCAAAACCAACGGAGAACAAAACCCGATGAAACAGAAGATGATCGCCGCGCTCAATGCCGCAGGCGTAACAACCGAGGGGCTGACCGACGATCAGGTCTGGGATGCCTACAACCAGCAGATGCAGAAGAAAGCCGGTGGTGGCGACCCGGCGGGCGCTCAGGTGAATACTGATGCCATTACTGCAGCGGTAAACGCCGCACTCACTCCGCTGACCGACAAAATCAGCCACCTGGAAACCCAGCTGCAGGCAAACGCTGAAAAGGACCTCAAAACCAAGCGTGATGCGGTGAAAGCTAAGTTCTCATTCATGGATGAAGCGGCAGTCAACTCGCTTTCTGGCGATGCGCTGAATGCACTTTATTCGCAGTGCCAGACCAGCACCGGGCTGAACCCAGCATTCCAGGGCAACAGCGAAAAAAGTGACATCCTTACCATGGAGGCACCTGAATAATGGCTCTCGCTCCTCGTTCCCATACCGTAATCGCGGGTCCGGCCCGCAAGAGTGACCCTCAGGTCATTGAAGCCCTCTGCAAAGTTGCAATCCTGCCAGGTTCACTGGTCGAACTCGATGCGACCGGGCAGTGGATTTACCACGCAACAGCAGGCGGCACTGGCGTACCGCTGGTGATGCAGCATAACTACATCGGCGGCGGTGATATCCGCGACGCAGTGCCAGCCGGTGATACTGGCGCGGCCATCATGTGTGAAGACGACGTTGATTACCACATGCGCGTCAAAGCCGGTGAAGTGCTGCTGGAAAATGAAGGTCTGGTGTCTGCAGGTGATGGCACCCTGGCTAAATCAACCACTCCGGCGTCTGACCACATCCTCTTCTACTCACGCGAGAAATACACCGTTGGCGCAGAAGCCCAGCTCGTGAAAGTTCGCAAATCAGGGAAAGCAACCGCATGAGCATGATCGTATTCAACAAGAAACTGGTTACCGAACACAACCAGGTAAAGCAGGCGTGGAACCAGCTGCTGATGCAGCGCCAGGCCTTTAACATCAACCAGGGCACCATCTCCGCCCAGTACCAGGGCGCGCTGGAAGTTAACCAGGCCGCGCTGATCTCCAAAGACTACTGGCGCGAAGTGGACAACATCACTACCCGTGTCTTCCGCAATGACGAAGGTAACGGTCTGCTGGATGACCTGCTGGGTCTCGGTACGCCAATCTCTATCGGCAAGACAGCCGCTCTGTACCGCGTATCCAGCGATGCCGGCAAGGTTCACCGCACGCTGACCGGTCACGTGCCGGAAGAGCTGGATAAAGTCATCTACGACGAAGCTGGCGACCCGATCCCAATCTTCAACACTGGCTACAGCCGCGAGTGGCGAGAGTGGAACGGCATGCAGTCGGAAAACCTCGATGCTATGGCCGACGACCAGGAAGCGCACGTTGCGGCTATCCGCGAAGACATGGCTGACTACATGCTGTCTGGTGACGCGAAGGTGAAGGTTAAGGGCTACGTCGGTGCAGGTATCACCAACCACGCCAACACCAATCAGGTGGATCTGAGCGCGTCCGGTCTAAACATCGACCTGACGACCTCGACTCCAGATGAGTCGGTAGCGTTCTTCACCGGGCCGTTCGCGAAACTGCTGGACGATAACTACGTCCAGGAGAAGGTGAAGGCGTGGGTGTCGCCTGACATCATGCGCAACCTGAGCAAGCCGTATTCCTCCGCTGCCGGCTTCAAAGAAGGAACCGTGCTGGAGTACATCCTGCGCTACGGCCGCATCGAGTCTGTTAACCAGACCTTTAAGCTGACCGGTAACCACTTCATCGCGTACGTGCGCAACTCGCAGTACATCAAGACGCGTATTGCCGCGCCGGTGGGCACCTTCATGATCCCGCGTCAGAATCCGTTCGATAACTACAACACCCTGGTCTGGAGTGCTGTCGGTCTGCAGATTAAGCGCGATTTCAACGGTCGTTCAAAAGTGTTCAACGCACAGGGTTAAGGGGCTTCGGCCCCTTTTCTTCAGGAGAGAGCATGAAAAAGTTAAAAGTCGAGAAAACGGGATGCTGGGGCACGATTGATGGGGTGTTCCAGCAACTGCCGGTAGGCCATGAGTTCGTTGCTGTGGATATCCCTCCAGCGTTCTCTGGCCGGGTGTCAGTCGTCGGTGAAGTCGATAAGCAGGCGCTTGAAGTTGCCACTCCGGGCAATACTCCTGCAGAGCAGGCAGAGCAGGCAGAGCAGGCAGAGCAGGCAGAGCAGGCAGAGCAGGCAGAGCAGGCAGAGCAGGCAGAGCAGGCAGAGCAGGCAGAGCAGGCAGACACCTCCAGCAAGAAAAAGGCGAACTAACCATGGCTGACCCAATCACAGCGGCAGAAGTGCAACAGTACCTCAGTGAATTGGGCTACAGCATCCCGGGCGCGCTGCTGGATCCGATTCTTTGCTCGGTGAACAAAATCATCCCCTGTCTCGACGGGGCCGGGTATGACGACTGCACCGCAAAACTGATCCTGATGTACGCCGCCGCGCTGATGGCGACGTCCTCCGGCGCGCGCCGCATCAGATCTCAGGGGGCACCGTCCGGTGCCTCACGCTCGTTTGAGTACGGCGACGATGGCATCACCTGGCTGCGTGACTCGCTGGCCCGGCTAGATACCAGCGGTTGCACCGGGGAGCTGCCTATCAGCGCCGGTAACAGCGTGGGCCTGTTCATGGTTGTCGGGGGCTGCTGATGTCATGGATATCCGTAAGCGCCCGGTTGCCTCGTCCCTTCACCCGCGTCTGGGTGATGACCGATACCGGGCGGGAGACTAACGGCTACGTGAAATCTGATGGGGAGTGGCACATCAACTGTGAGCGCATCCGGGCAACTGGCGCGAAGGTGCTGCGCTGGAAGGAGGAGTGATGTCATCGGTAGCGAACTGGTCCTACACCGCCAAAGCCACTATCTGGCGCAAGGGCGCTGGCGGCAAAGACGAAAACGGTGATCCCATAAGCGGCTATGCCGCGCCGGTCATTATCATGGTCGATTATGAGGGCGGGCTGTCAAAGCGTATCGGCAACCTGGGCGCTGAAATCGTCGTGAAGAACACCGTCTGGACTGAATACGCACTGGCCGACGCCGGTGATTACCTGCTGATTGGTGAATCTACCGATGCCGATCCGGTTGCCGCTGGCGCTGACGAGGTGCGGCAGGTTATCCGTTACGCCGACACGTTCGAGCGAGTGGCGGACGATTTCGCGATACTGACGGGGGTTTAACCATGGGCATCAAAATAAAGGGCATCGCCCAGGCGAAAAAACACCTGAACGACATCATCAACGACGTTCAGGGCCGGAAGGCTGTCCGCGCCATCCAGTCAGCGTTAATCCTTATTGGTGCCCGGGCCGCTTATTACACCCCGATCGATACCTCCACTCTGGTGAATAGCCATTTCCGGGAAATTGATGCAGCTGGAGTACGGATTACTGGTCGCGTCGGCTATTCCGCAAACTACGCGGCGTATGTCCACGAAGCGTCAGGCAAGTTGAAAGGCCAGCCTCGTGCGCACTTCGGTACCACCCGGGCGGGGCAGGAGTTTGGCGGCGGCAGTGGGACGGGTAACTATTGGGATCCTCACGGCGAACCTCAGTTCCTGACCAAAGGCGCAAACGAAGAGAGCGATGCTATCGATGCAGTGATGCGCAAGGAGCTTTCGCTATGACACCCCTGATGCATGAACGGGTGCGTAACATGTTCGGTGATGCTGGTCTGACGGATGGGTTCACGGTGCAGAAGTTGATGTACGACGACCCGGAGGATCTGACCCAGGCCGTGATGGTATTCCGGCCAAACGGTGGTTCGAACATCCGTCATGATCTCGGCGCTGAATATCACGTCCTCGTCGATGTGATCGGCGCAAAGGATAAGCGGGGGGATGCGCTCAGCGCTGTGCAACGGATCGTCGATTACGTCCAGGCTAACCCAATTGCAGACGAGTGTGTCGGTTACATCCAGAACATGGGTGCCATCCCCGCGCCGGTGCTGACGGCAGAAGGTCGGATAGTCTTCCGACTACAGTTCGCCTGTACCTACGGCGAATAGCCAAAACAACCATATAGACCCGCTCCGGCGGGTTTTCTTTTTTATACGTCAAAGAGGAAGTTTCTATGGCTAATTGCCAGAACTCGAACGAACGCCTGTTCGGTGGGGCGATCGTACTGGAAGTCGCCGATGGCTGCCCGGATGTCAAACCGCTGGAGACTGATTGGAAGTCGCTGGCTGCTGGTACGTCAAAAGGCTTCGACTTCAACCCCAACGCGGTGACATCTGATGCAGATGATGGTGGCGGTTTCGTCGAATCCATCATCACCAACAGCGACTTCACCATTAGCTTTGAAGGAGAGGTGCGCAAAAAGGATAAGCTGGATCAGTACGGAATTGGTAAGTACATCAGTTATTTTGCCGCAGAACTGGCAGCCCGACGCCAGCCTGGCATCTGGGTACGCATGCCGTATGGCCCGGTAACGTTTATCGGTTACATGGTCGTGACGGCGCTTTCGTCTGACGGGGGTACAAATGACATCGTGACTCTGTCCACTGAGTTCAAAGTGGGCGATTCAAGCACCATTGAGGTGATCGACAATTCCGCCGCGACAGCGATGGTATTCGTTGCTGATCTGCCATCGTTTGTAACGCATACCGTAGGTGACTCGTTCACGATCGGCGTGGAAGTCTCAGGCGGCACCCCTCCGTACACTTACGACTGGTATAAGAACGGCGTCCATTCTGGTGTAGGTACCAATACCGTCAGTATCCGCTATGACAACGCTACGGCGGCGGATAGCGGAACCCGACAGGTCAAGGTGACCGACTACAACGGCAACACCATCACCTCCACGCCATGCACCGTTACTATCAGCTAACGGCCATTCCAAAGGGTGGCCGCGGCTGCCCTTGATAATGATCGTTACCCGGGAAGGAACATGACAGCACTGATCGATATCGGCGAGTTCTCTGTGAGTGATGGCAGGGACGGAGGGAAGGATTACCTGCTAAGGCCATCCCTGATGGCTATGACGCGGATCGGCACGCCAGCGGAGATTGTTCAGGCGTATGCCACAGTGCACGGTAGTGATGTTGCTGCCGTCATCCAGCTTTGCACTGGCACGCTTGGCCGCTTCCCTGAGTGGCTGTCGCCATCTATGAATCGCATCGCAGAACGGCTGCTGTCGCTGAGCATGCATATCATGCAGGCCTGCTGTGATGACGATCTCACCCCGATGATAGGTGAGTGGAAAGGGTGGAGCCGGCACGTTGTTTACCGGCCAGGGCAGATGCCGAGAAACGACATCATCGTGCTGGCGCAGCACCTTATGCAGCATGGCGTCGTTGGCAAAGCCAGTGTGCGCCGTCTTCAGCGGCATGAGTCAGGCGAAACGACGAATGAGTTTAAGGCGTTCGACTACATCAGCGCGGCGCGTAGCCATTTCGGCATTAGACGGGATGAGGCGGCGGCACTGACAATGACCGAGTTCCAGCTGATGCTGGCGCAGAAATATCCTGATCAGAAGGGCTTTACGCGGGACGAGTACGACGCGGTTGCTGATGACTTCCTGGCGAAGCAGGCGGCGCGCCGGGCACAGGCGAACCAGAAGTAGTTGGCTTTTTCTTCAATCACCCCCTGAGATCAATAAATCAGCAGTTGCCGTTGCGCCTGTGCTATTCCTGGGTAGGATGTTCATTTTTACCAATGGGGAATAGGGATATGAAAAATCTTATCTTAGTTATGATCTCATCTGCGCTGCTGGGTGGTTGTGTGTCATATCAGCGTTCAGCGGCGATAAGCGCAACTCCAGGCGTGGAGTTTCAGCAAAAGAATGGAAGTGAAATCATAAAGTCGTATGAAGTTAAAAAAGACATTGGCGAGATAACTAAAGACTCTCTGAAATCCTGTGTCCTGAGTAACGTGACTAATAGCCAGGTTCAGCTAACTGATGCATCTAAGAGCTTCAGTGGCGCTTACACTGGGAATTACTATAACGTGCAAACCTCATCCAGTGTCCAAGGCGGATCTGTTATCCAGGCAGAAACTTCACATGGTATAATCTTTGCCGGTACAGGGGAGTATTTAACCTCCTCAATGGGGATAAAAAGAACAGTGAGATTCACCGGTGAAATTACACCCATAGGTCAACAAGCGAAGTTCAAGTTCTCCAACATACAGCAGGTTCAAAACGATAGCGGAGCTATATCTAACAATGGCTTCTTTGATGTTGGATCTTGGGATGCAGCGAGTCCTGAGAGTGTCATAAATGTTCTGAATGAGAAGGCAGGCGCCATCTCAAAATGCCTTTCGAAAAACTAAACTGACGTACATTCAAGAAACCCCGCTTCGGCGGGGTTTTTTATTGCCCGGAGAAAGCTATGGCAGGTGAGAAAGACGCTGGCAGCATTGTTTACACGGTGAGTGCTGATATTGAACCATTGCTGGTTGGCGGCAAGTTAGCAGCCGATGCATTGGACAAGCTTGATGCCGCGGCCAAGGCGTCAAGTAAAGGCATGGATAGTCTCGATAATAGCGCCGGACAGACTGGTGGGGCTTTCACTGAACTTGCTGGCTATGCCAACTCTATGGATAACCAGCTTAAAAAGCTGAATGGTAGCGTCAGCGGGATTGCCAGGGCAATGGCTGAGGCCCGTAGTGGCACCGGTGGTGCCAGCAATGAATTTAGCAGGGCTGATTCGATTATTGAAGCGCTGGGCAATCAACTGGCGATCCTCGATGAGGCGCAGGAGAACGGCGCGCGCAGCGCTGCGATGTTGGCTGCCCAATTACGCGCCGGATCTAAAGCTACCGATGAAGAGAAGCAGAAAATTGGTGAGCTAACCGGTCGTCTTTTTGATATGAAAACTGCCAGTGATACGGGCGCAAAAGGGCATGGGAACTGGAAATCCACCATGCAGCAGGCTGGCTATCAAGTTCAGGATTTCATCGTCCAGGTGCAGGGTGGCCAGTCTGCTCTCGTGGCTTTCTCACAGCAGGGATCTCAGCTTGCTGGGGCATTTGGCCCTGGTGGCGCGGTTATAGGTGCAGTTCTGGCGCTCAGCACGGTAGTGGCAGGGGCGCTTATAACATCGTTGAATGGCGGTAAAAATGCCATAGATGCGCTGAAAAGCGCCGCCGAAACCATGGATAAAGTCATTACGGTTTCACAAAATGGCGTCGCCGCGCTTTCTGATAAATATGCTGCCCTGGCACAGACAAATATTGCTGTAGCAACCTTAATGAAAAAGCAGGCCGAGCTTGAATTGCAGGCCGCTCTATCAAGTGTATCGAAAGAAGTCCAAAAGGCATCGAGTGATTTTATTAGCTTTGGTGATTCATTGATGTCTTCGCTGGGCGGTGGATATGCCAGCGTAAAATTATTCAATGACTATTTGTCCACGCTAAATATAACCACTAACGATTTCAGTGAGGCATGGAAGCAGGCAGCTGCAAGCGGGCAGGCTGGACAATCAACGATGAATTCTATGGTGGCAACTGTTGCCGCCTTGTCCACAAAATTTGATATCAGCGATCAGAAGGCTTTTGAATTTGCCAAACAACTTTCAGACATTGCAAAGACCCCTACAGATGAAAAGCTTCAAGCGCTTGTCGCGACCCTATTAGAGGTCGGCAATGGACAATCCTCGGGAGCAGCTAAAGCGAGGGAGTATGCTAGAGGTCTCTTAACAATAATGGAGACGACTACGGATGCAACCAGACGCCTTAAGGCCCTGAAGGAGATGACCGATAGCCTCACTTCCAGCCAGGATAAGGCGTTAAAAATAGCTCAGCAGGAGCTGTTTATTGCGCGGCAAACTGGTGAGGCTCAAATGAAAGCCAAGGCCTGGCGAGATGCAGAAACGCAGGGTCTGAAAGAGGGGACGGAAGCATTCAGGAAATATTACAACGTCAAGTTGGCAACCTATAAGCAGGAGGAGGCTAACGCCAACAGTAAGAAGGGTTCTAAAAGTGCAGCCTCTGAAGCAAATAAGCTTGCTGCTCAGCAAGAGACAGTCGCTCAGAAACTGGCAAATCTCAAACAGCAATCCGAATTGGCCGCCGCGTCTACCAACGAACTGAGTCGTGAGCAGACCATGCTTAGGGCCGAGCAGTCACTCGGTAGCGCTGCCACCCAAGCCCAGATTAAGGAGGCAAGGGAATATGCAGCCAGGACGTGGGACGTTGCTAATGCCCTGAAAATGCGTCAGCAGGCGGAGCAGGCCTCACGCTTTATCGGCCAGGAGGTAGCAGCCGCAAGGGTGCAGCGTGATCCATATACGGGCGAGGCGCAGGACCCCGCAGCTCAGGTAAACGAGGAAGAGCAGCGTAAGCTTGAGGCCTTGGCTAAATACCAGCAGATGGGTGTGATAAACGCCCAGCAATTCGAAGACGGAAAAACAGCCATCGCAAGGCAGGCTTCAAACGACCGCATCAGCATTGCCCAGCAGGAAGCTAAGCGTCAGGTTGACGTGATGAACATGCTGCTTGGTGGGATCGGGGAAGGATTCTCAGGTCTGGCGGAAATCGTGTCCAAAAGCGCTGGCGAGAGTAATGCTGCTTATAAAACGTTATTCGCCATCAGCAAAGCCTTTGCCGTAGCGCAATCCACACTGAACCTACAACTTGCACTTTCAAATGCCATGGCATCCGGGCCTTTCCCCTGGAACATGGCGGCAATGGCGCAGGTAGCCGCAGCCGGTGGACAGGTGATTTCCTCTATCGGCGCAATGTCATATGGCGGCGGGCGCGAACACGGTGGTCCGGTATCGGCCAGCTCCATGTACCGTGTGGGCGAGGGCGGTAAGCCTGAGATTTTCAAAGCCAGCAATGGCAGCCAGTACATGATCCCCGGCGATAACGGTCGTGTCATCAGTAACCGAGATATTGGCGGGGGGGGCGGGGCGTTCAATTACAGCCCGGTCTTTCATGTCAACGGTGATCCGACGGAGCAGACGCTTGCCATGCTTGAAGCGGCGGTTAAGCGCGGTGCGCAGCAGGGCTATGCCATGGCCGTCAGAGATGTTGCCAGCGGTAAAGGTAAGCTTTCCAACGCGCTGACCAATAACTTCAACACCAGTCAACGCCTCACATAAGGAGTTACCATGGGGATCAGCAGTACCATTGATTTCCCGCACCAGTACCTGCCGATGCCCCAGCGCTCCGGGCATGGATTCACCCCCGTCAGCCCACTCCAGCGATCCACTATGACATCAGGCCGTACGCGGCAGCGTCGCAAATACACTTCAGTCCCAACTGAGGCAGGTGTGTCATGGGTGTTTAATGATGCCCAGGCGCAGCTGTTTGAATCGTGGTTCAGGGATGTGATCACTGACGGCGCGGCGTGGTTCAATATGCGTATGCGTACGCCGATGGGTATCGGCGACTACCTGTGCCGGTTTAAGGACATCTACGACGGGCCGGTGCTGTACGGGTTAGGGTTCTGGAAATTCACGGCAACTCTGGAACTGTGGGAGCGACCAATCCTGCCGCCTGGCTGGGGTAACTTCCCTGAGTTTATTGTCGGGCAGAGCATTATCGATTATGCGCTTAACAAGGAGTGGCCGGAAGCATGACCAGTCCAATCCTGAACAGGCTATACGCCAGCGGCGGCAGTGAAATCCTCTTCAACACACTGCAGATCACCGTCGGCGGCCAGAATTACTGGCTGGTTGAGAACTTCGAGGATATTACTGCGGTTACTGAGGCGGGGGCGACAGTGACATTCCAGGCGGCAGCTATGGCCGTCGCGCTACCAGCCAGAAACAAGGACGGTACGCAGGATCTGCAGTTCGCCATCAGCAACATAGACGGCATCGTGTCCACGGCAATACGGAACGCCCTGGCTAACCTGAACAACGGTACACTGATAATGCGGCAGTACGTATCCACCGACCTGAGCTATCCGGCGTCACCACCCATCGTGCTGCAGATTAAGGACGGGTACTGGAAGGCGACCGAGGTGCAAATCACTGCCGGGTTCCTGAATATCCTGAAAACCGCGTGGCCACGCTACCGCTACACGCTGCCGAACTTCCCGGGCCTCCGTTACCTTCAGTAGGAAATCACCATGTTCAATCCTGACAAATACCGTTCTGTCGAGTGGCAGAAGGGCGGACGCGTTTACCCCGCGCTGGACTGCTTTGGCATCGTCAATGAAATCAGGCGCGACCTTGGCCTGACACCCTGGCCTGATTTCGCCGGGGTCACGAAGGATGATAACGGCCTCGATCGGGAGGCGCGCGGGTTGATGGCTGATTTGCAGCACTGTGAGCCTGCGCCGGGCGCGGGCATTGCCTGTTATTCGGGTTCAGTGGTGACGCACGTTGCCATCGTGGTCGAGATTGACGGCCAGTTGTGCGCCGCTGAGTGCAATCCTCGCACTAACGTGACCTTCCTGCCGCTGGCGCGGTTTGCGCGCCGCTTTGTCCGCGTGGAGTATTATCAGTGACGATACGAATCTACCCCTCCCGACTGCAGGGAGAGACGCTGGAAACGCACGAACACGAAAGTATGACCCTCAGCGCCTGGTTTTCGCAGAATGTGCAGGGCTGGACGCCGGATCAGCAGCACCCTGTCGCGGTTGAAATCGACGGCGTACCCGTTCCGCCAGCAGAGTGGCCGCTGTGTGTCATCAAACGTGAAACCGACGTCAGGATTTACCCGGTTCCCTACGGTACCGGTGTTGAAATCGCGCTCTGGGTTGCAGTCAGCGTAGCTGTCGCTTCTGCGGCGTACAGCATCTACATGATGAGTACGATGTCTCAGCCCGGCGGCAGTGGCGCGCAGGCGGCGAGCGGAGATCAGATTGACCTCAACCCGGCCAAAGCGAACGCGGCGAAACTGGGTGATCCTATCCGGGAAATCTTTGGAAAATACCGGGTCTGGCCTGATTACGTGATGCAGCCGGTAAGCCGGTTCGTGAACGAGACCAGTATGGAAACCAGCATGTTTCTGTGCGTGGGTGTCGGCGACATGGTGATTAACCAGTCAGACATTAAGATAGGCAATACGCCGATCTCCGCGTTCGGTACCGACGTGCGTTACACCCTCTATCCGCCTGGCGCCACCGTATCAGGCGACGCGCGCACCGAAAACTGGTTCAACTCACCAGAGGTGGGGAATACGGGTTCCGGTACCGCCGGGCTGGATCTGGGTTCAAGCGGCCCGGAAACAGTGAGTATCATCGCGGATGCGCTGGTCGTTTCCGGCAACACCATCACCCTGGTTGACGTATCGGCATCCGGCGGGGATGAGGAAATTCCTCCTTCATGGACCGTCGGGACGGTGATCACCGTGCTGGCCCCCAATTCTTATACCGTCGTGTCGTCCGGCGGTTACAGCGTGATTTATGGCGGGATAGAGGAACTTGCCCCCTATGTCGGCATGCCGGTGACGCTGAACTATAACGGCAACGACTATGACCTGGTGATCGCCAGCTATGCCCCGGGCGTTCCGGCGGTGCCCGGGGTGGGCGGCAGTGCCGCAACCATAACCGCCAGCGCCGCACCGACGACTTACGATTTCAGCACCGCGCCGGTGACATTCAGCATCAGCTGGCAGGGCACGACATTCCCGGTCTCGCTGGTTACTAATTACGTCACCATGTCGGGTCTGGTTTCCTCGATCACCTCGCAGCTCTCCGGCTCCGGTCTGGTTGCCCGTGATAACAGTGGCCGGCTTGAAATTGGAGAGTCCAGCAGCCCCTTTGCTGGCGGGTCCATCACCAACAGTCCGCTACCAGCTGCTGCGTTTGGTGATGCACCAGTCAATACGGCGGGCGTGAAATCAACGGGCGGTACGGCGGAAGTCAGGGCGCATATTACTCTCGCCTACAACAGCGCCGCCGGAACTCCGTTCACCGGACTGCCGGAAGGTATTCAGCGCTTCTCGCTGGGGTTGGCTGGCAATCAGTTCAGGATCACCGATGTTGACAGCCAGACTGTCACGGTCGAGCGGGTAACGGTCAGCACAGGCCCGGCAGGTGAGACGATCACCACACCTGACCCGGCGTGGCCCGGCTTCACAGAGCGCACGTTGCTGGATGCCACCGTGACGGATGTCAGCGATGACTATGAGTGGGTCGGTCCTTTTCTTGCCTGCCCGGATGGCGAAACGCTGGATGCGTTCGAGGTGAACATCAACTTCCAGAGCGGACTGGTGCGTTATACCGACAAGGGGAATAAGCGCTCCATGCCGGTACGCCTGGTGATCCAGTATCGCAAGGTGGGCACCACCACCTGGTCTCAACAATCACCGTTCTATTCCCGCAGCACCGAAAACCAGATCGGATTTACGCACCGCTACAACGTGTCTCCCGGGCAGTATGAGATCCGCATGCGACGCACCGAACCGGTCAAGGGCGGCAGCACACGTGACCAGGTGTTCTGGCAGGCGCTGCGCTCACGGCTGAGCAAACGTCCCACGAAGTACGAGGGCGTCACCACCATGGCGCTGACAGTGCGCACAGGTAACCGCCTGGCGGCCATGTCCGATCGCCGGATAAGTGTTACGCCAACCCGGCTTTACAGTGGCGGGAGGACGTCGCGTAGTATCAGCGGTGCGCTGTACCACGTACTGGAGTCGCAGGGGTTTACGGCCAGCCAGATTGACACAGCGGCCATTAACGCGCTGGAGCAGACTTACTGGACGCCCCGCGGTGAAAAATTTGACTGGGCCAGCGGTGAGAGCAAGTCAGCGCTTGAGGTGCTGCAGAAAATCACCAACGCCGGGATGGGGTACTTCCTGTTGTCGGATGGCCTGGCCTCTGCCGGCAGGGAAGGGATTAAACCCTGGGTCGGCATGATTACCCCGCAGGAAACTACCGAGGAACTGCAGACCGCGTTTAAAGCCCCGTCGCAGGATGATTATGACGGCGTGGACGTGACCTATATCAACGGAACCACCTGGGCAGAAGAAACGGTGCAGTGTCGCCAGCCTGGCAATCCTACGCCGGTGAAAGTGGAGAGTTACACGCTGGACGGCGTTCTGGATGAGGACCGCGCTTACCGCATCGGCATGCGCCGGTTGCTGGGCTACCAGCTTCAGCGTCTGCAGCACACAACATCAACCGAGATGGATGCGCTCTGCTACGAGTTCATGGACCGTATTGTAATGGCCGACGATATCCCTGGCGGTCAGCAACTTAGTTGCCTGATTACCGATATGAAGTATGACAGCAGCAAAATCACCCTGACGCTCAGTGAGCCACCAGACTGGTCGTTCCAGAACCCGCGCGTGATTATCCGCCACCAGGACGGCCGTGCTTCGGCAATGGTTGTGCCGACACGCATTGACGATTACACCCTCTCGGTGCCGTACAGCGCAGCGCTGGAGCCGGAACTGTGGGCGATGAACGACGCGTATATCGAACCGCCGCGACTGCTCTTCTGTTCATCTGTTCGTGTCCCGTATGACGCACTGGTAGGGGAAATTACGCCGGGAAACGACGGAGTAAGCCAGGTAACGGCCATTCAATACCACCCGGGCAAATATGCCTATGACGACGCCACGTATCCCGGCGACGTCGCTTAACAGCAATTTAAAATTATCTGACCCGCTTCGGCGGGTTTTTTTATGCCCGGAGCGAGCATGACCACATACGCCACGAAAAAACCAATAGGGTCGATGGATCCGAAGGACCTTTTTGATAACGCCCAGAACCTTGACTATGCGCTGAACGATATTACGAAAGCGATCTGGACAGACCGATTCGGTAGAAGCCGCAAAAGTTACTGGGGGATGGAACAGGCATTTTCAGCGCAATTACTCAGCCAGCAGCAGCGTTTTGATAATTTTATTCAGAGTTCTGGCTACCAGGTTGTTGGTGAATACACTGACGGACCGCTGACGATAAGTGATTATAACCAGCTTATTCGCTATCAGAATGAGTTCTATAAATTAACCGCCGCCACAGCACTGCCGTTTACAACGACCGGGAATGACGCCACGTCATGGGCTGTTGATTCAGTACATTTCGTGAGTGTTGGTGATGCTGCCCTGCGGCAGGAATTAGCCGCTCAGGCGGGATCAGTAATGGTGGGTTATTCTTTTGGTGACCCTGCCATGTTTTCCTATCGCAAGGTCGCCGATGCACTGAAGGGCTCGTTGTGGTTTGATGATTTCAAAGGTAATACAGACGATGAGCGATGGGCAAACCTGTCAGCATATTTATCGCTGGCGGTTGTTTCATCGATAAGCGTCATGTTCTCAGCGCGAACTTATTCGTTTACGACGAAACCAGCACAGTTAACCAAGCCTTTTATGTTTTTTGGCATGGGCGGGAAAGCTACTCTCTTAAAGTTCACAGGCTGCGATGGCATCAGCGCTGACCTGATTACGTATAATTCACGGCAAACACAATCAAAAATTGCCAATATGTCCATTATTGCCGAGTCAGTAAATACCTTTACCGGACTGTATTTCAGAGGGGCTACTGGCTCGGGCCCACATCAACCCGCGCTCATCCTTGAAGATGTGTCTTTTATGGGTTTACGGGATTTATCTATTGATGGGAATGATGCTGAAGAATGGGCAGTGGCAGTATCAATTAAAGATACCTCCGAAGTACATATCAGGGACTTGTATGTATGCGGAACGCGGAATAATGCCGTTTATGCGACACGCTCTACGAGTAAAGCAATTTTTGCTGACACCGTTAGTGGACTGCGCATTTCAAGGTCTAATATCAACACAGTTGGCACGCAGGGCATTGAAATAACTGGGCAGTCGGAGGGGGCGATATTGGACTCACTGACCATTGTCGCCGCTGATATTGGAATTTTGTTCCGGGATCTGGTGAATCCGTCGAATAACCACGTGGTCACCAATACGCATACATCATGCTACACCCGGGGAATTGAGTTCAGAAAGAATGCAGACAGCAGCAAACATCCGCTGGCCTGCCACCTCAATAATCTTTTTATCCTTGAGCGGACCGGTTCGGCAACGAAGCCGAAATACACCGCCATCGAAATGTATGCCATCCGCTCTTCAATCAGCAATACGACTATCCAGTCGAACAGTGCAACGTCGCCTGTGAGAGAGGGGATTGTTGTATCGAACCAGTATAATTCCATCAGTAACGTCCAGCTGTATAACGGCGGGGACACCATCAGAATTGATGGCGTGGATACAGGGTACGTTTTTTATAACAACGTCGTGACGAGCGGAGTATATAACCCGACTTTCCTGCTGGGTAACCCGGAATACGCTATTGGTGCCGGATTAAGCAGCTCTGCAACAGCCACATCGTACACCATTCGCGGTGATATTTACCGGGTTATTGATACCCAGGGCAGGGAAAAATATCAGTCGAACGGCGGCAAAAATGTTTATAGCGGCGGCAGACAAAACAGCACCGTCTACCAGGATTTCATGACCGTTCCCGGTGGCTCCAGTCTTTACGATGCGCGCATTTTATTTACCGGAGGCTCAGCAACGGTAGATGGTAAAGCTGATGCAACCATCTACTCCGCATCCGTTGGCTTTACCGGAAATCTGGCTTCAGCGGTAGCAAATACCTCTACCTGTGGAACGCCAGGGCGACCATGGGCGGGTGGCTACACGCAGTCAGCATTCACGGTCACATCTGACGAAAGATATAAGGGCCGACCAGCAATGCTGGCACGCGGCACCATTGAACCCGAAGTTACATCCGACCAGCGGTTGATGCAGGAGCCTTATGCTGACGCCATCCTGGATGCCTGGGGTGAAGTCGATTTCGTCCAGTTCCAGTATATCGACCGGATTGAAGCGAAAGGTGATGATGGGGCGCGCTGGCATGTGGGTGTGATCGCGCAGCGCGCCCAGGAGGCGTTTATTCGACATGGGCTTGACCCGCACCGCTTTGCGTTCTTCTGCTATGACCCTGAGCATACCTTCCCGGCAGTGTATGAAACCGTGCCAGCTGTTTTTGAGGTGCTTGATGCAGAGTATGATGAAAACGGCGTTGAAATAAAGCAAGAGGAGATCCGGGTCGTTGAGCCAGAGCATCAAGGGCTACTATCGGAATCTTACACGGTGGGCGAGAAATACGGCATCAGGTATGAGGAGGCGCTTGTGATTGAAGCTGCATATCAGCGTCGGAGTAACAGCCGTCTCTTAGCCATGCTTGAGAATCTTAAGGCGCGCATCGAAGCTCTGGAAGGGGAGAATCATGAGTGATTTCTCCCCGCTGGTGCATGCTGTTATAGCTGTTACCCTACAATGCTGCATCGGTTTTCTTTGGGGCTTGTGGGGCGCAGGCGGCGCGATCGGTTGTATGTGGTTCATCGCCCGCGAGCACACCCAGGCTGAGTATCGTTGGATTGCACAGTTCGGCGCAGGGAAGCGCGCCAACATGCCGTGGTGGGGAGGATTCGACTGGCGCGTATGGAATCTGCCCAGCCTACTCGACTGGCTGGTTCCGGTGCTGGCCTGCTGTGCCGTTTATTTTGTCTCCACCATCGGACTTCTGTAGTCGGCATTGATAGGCGTCGCCGCATTGATCTGACCTTCTTTTGAAACTACTGTATATAAAAACAGTAAAAAGGAGTGCAGATCATGCCCCGCAAAAACGACATTAATGCCGCATTTACGGCAGCCATACAGCAAAACCCGAAAGGATTTCAGTGCTTACGAACTGATGACTTCATTCGCAAACTGGCGAAGGTTCACTGGCATTTTAGCCGAGCCGAAGCAAACGAGTGGATAAAGTACTACCAGCCAGACTTTGCCGACAAGACGCCGGACAGCAGCGAGAATCGCTACTGGATCCTCCGCAACATGGGGAGGGTGCTCTGATGGGTTTCCCATCCCCGGCGGCTGATTACGTAGCCCCTCGTTTATCTCCCGAAATTATCTGCGGCATAGGTATCGATAGCAGAATTCTCGAAACGTCATCCGGGTTTGCTGTTATCGAGCCGTGCACCAGGCTGGTACAGAATCAGGTTCTGCTGTTTTTGTCCGGCGGCCGGACTCAGTTTGCAAGAGTCATGGGTCGGGCATTAATTACCGATGATGGTGAAGCGATAGAAGGCGACGTAGCGGAAGAGGTCGAAGTGATGGGAAGGGTCACTTACTTCATCAACAGCACTAACGCTGATGATGAGTCTCCAGTGTAA